ATCTTCCGTGCATCTTCCAGTGTATGAATACCACCGGATGCCTTTACCTTCATGTCAGAGCCAACCGTATGCTTCATAAGAGAAACTGCTTCTACAGTTGCTCCGCCGGTTGAGAAACCAGTAGAAGTTTTTACATAGTCTGCACCTGCATCACGGCTTACAAGACAAGCCTCCTGAATCTCTTCGTCTGTAAGCAGACATGTCTCAAGAATCACCTTTACAATCACGTCATCCCCGGCAGCAGCTACAACCGCACCGATATCTCTTCTTACATAATCCCAGTTTCCACTCTTCAATGCCCCAATATGGATAACCATATCCAGCTCTTCTGCGCCGTCTTTCACTGCTGCTGTTGCTTCTGCAATCTTCGCAGTTGTTGACATTGCTCCTAACGGAAAACCAATCACGGTACATACTTTAATTCCTGTATTTTTCAGAAGAGAGGCACAAAGCGCAACACAACTTGAATTCACACAGACAGAATGAAATCCGTACGTAACTGCTTCCTCACATAATCCACGGATATCTTCCCCTGTTGCATCTGCTCTTAATAATGTATGATCAATACGTTCTGTAATCATTAATTTAATCTGCCTCCTGTATTTTTATATCCATTGCGGGTAGTAAAATTTCATAAAACAGACTGAAAATCATTCTGAGCTACCCGCACTCGTATCCTTTATTATAAAACATTTTCCATGTTCCCGACAAGTGTTATAATAATTTCTTCCAAATCTCGGAAAAGATAATATTAAATGCGAAAGGAAGCGAAAGCCTCCGGACGCATTATTTTTTTACCTGAAAAGCACAGAAAGAGAGGTGAGAACGTGCGAAACTACCGATATTTGACATTCGGCGACCGCGAGAAAATCGAGACGGAATACGCAGCCGGAGGACGTCCGGCCGACATTGCGATCGACCTCGGCGTCCATGTGGCGACTATCTATAAAGAACTGAAAAGAGGCGACACCGGCCAGCTCGACAAGAACATGCGCCGAGAGTATAGCGCCGAACTCGCCCAGCGCCGACTCATTGAGAGCTTTAAGTGCCGCGGGCGAAAATCCCCCACTATATAAAAAAGAAAGGAGCGACAACATGGCAGCATTACACGAAATAGCTCGGCAGTACGCCGAAGAAATCCGCGACGGTATAGCGTGGGTGATTATATGGAAAACTGGCCGAAGCTGGCACGCTGAAAGCGTCTGGATCAACCAAGACTCTGACACCTTCGAGCTGGAGGATCTGAGCACTGCCACCGAAATTCTGGAGCAGGATCCGAACGCTGTCATGGTGAACGGCTACTACTGCGGGCACTTCGGCGAGAACATGACGATCGCAAAACTGGAGGCCGGTATTCTCTGGCACTACGAAGGCGGCCGCAATCTCCTGAAAGACTCGACGGCCTTCCCTCCTGAGCCGATACCACGTCCGGAAAACCTCCCGGCAGATATTCCATGGTACGGAAAGGAAACCACCGAGGAACCGGATCCCTATATATTCGACGGCTACATGAGCGTCGAGGACTACGAGAAACGCCAGCAGCTCATAGCTGCGGATCAGGCGCGAAGCGATCCACTCCCGGACGAGCCGCCACCAGAACCTCAGCACACAGAGCTCGCGATCCAGATCGGCCCACCTGCCGCCACTGCCCTGCTCGGCGCTCTCGCCGACGCAATAAAGGCAGCAGCTCACGCAGTCCGGCAACTCATGGACGAGCTCGCGGAGCGGTTCCGGAAGTTCTGGCAATACGCAAGAAAGGCCGTGGACACTTTTGTGGACTCCCTACTATATAGAGCCAACACCCACCCGAAATGGTGGCACCTATACAAACACGCACGGAAATGGAGAACCCGGAAGAAATACAAGCGGCTGCTTATGAGGCAGCTATGCAGCAGGCTGGCCGCTGGATAGGAGGTGATCCCATGAACGACTCGCGAAACCTAAGCGGGCCCGTACTCATGCCCAGCGCGACGGCTGCCGCTATGAAGTATGCCAAGAGTGCGGGCTGGACTGGAATGTAAGCAAGCAGGCGGTGATCCCGTGGTACGGCTACAAGTGCCCGATCTGCCGCAGCAAATACAGAAAGGAAGCAAAACCATGAGAAACGAAGTAATTTACGACAAAAACGGGCGCCCGGACATTATGGTGGTTTTTACCCCATCCGAGCTGGGACTCCCTGACACCCTGAGAGGCCGCAAGGTTAAGGAATACGCGATCAGCAAGTACCAGAACACATTGATCGACGGCGTTCCGTACTCTCTCCCATTTATGAAACCGGCTGTGAATATCAACCACGACGAAGCGATCCGCCTCTGCGAGAGCAAGGGCGAAGGCTGGCACCTGATCACTAACGACGAATGGGTGGCTCTCGGCTTCTGGAGCTGGGACAACGACACCATGCCGACCGGAAATACTGCGAGCGGCAAAAGCCACAGCCACCCAGAACAGACCGGAATTACATACGAAGGAGGCTGCGGCAAGACGTTGACCGGATCCGGCCCGGTTCAGTGGAACCACGACGGCACGGCCTACGGTGTAGCTGACATGTGCGGTAACATCTGGGAGCACGTCGGCGGCGTTCGGTTTATGGACGGTATGCCACAGGTGATCCCGAACAATGGCGCAGCCTATGGCGCGGATCAGTCCAAAGATTCTCCAGAGTGGGAGGCAATCTACACCGAGGACGGAGATCCGGTTTACTACAACGTACACAACGGCGAGATCACTCTCCAGCCGGTACACCCGGACGGCACCGATTACGACGGCGTAAAGTTCACGGATCTGGAAGTTCGCAGCGACATGGACGCACCGGACAAGCTGAAAAAACTCGGCCTCTATCCCGCCGACGACTACGAAAGCGACGAATACTTCTGGCTCGACTCTAACGGCGAGCGGGTTATTTATCGCGGGGGCGGCTGGTCCTACGGTTCGGACGCTGGTGTGTTCTCCCTCAGCGGCCACTACTCCCGCGGCGGTGCGCACCCGAGCATCGGCTTCCGTGCCGCTTGCGTTCGGTTTATCTGCGACTCTGACACTCTGGACGATCTGGACTCTGACAAGAAGCAGCCAGAACCGAAAAAGCGTAGCATTTTAGCTCCGGACTTTATCGGACGAATCAAGCAGGCACTCGCCCGGCAGTTTCAGAAGCTCTACGAAGCCGCGCACGGCGAGGATCCGGAAGGCTTCGCTGAACTGGCCGAGAAGGCAACAGACGAAGAACTCGCCAAGGCCGCAAGGCTCAGCGCTACACTGGCTCAGGTGAACGCAGCCGTGGACATGTACGAGCTGACCTCTAAGCAGTTAAAGCTCGCAGCCACGACCTTGATCACGATTAAAACGGAGGTGAACGACCATGAATGAGCTCCGGGACGTATTCACGAAATACAAAGCAGTCGTATTTTTTGACACTGAGACAACCGGGCTCGAAGCTGAAAGCTGCCAGATCATTGAACTGGCAGCGATCAGAGTCGAGAAAACCGAACGGGGCACCCTCCGCATGGCCGACAGCGCCGACGTGTTCGTGAAGCTGCCGGAAGGTGAGCGGATCCCTCAGAAGATCGTCGAGCTAACAGGAATCACAGACGAGCAGCTCGAAAACGAAGGAATCACCGAGGCTGAGGCTGCCGCTCGCTTCACTGAGTTGATCGGCGGCGGCCGCGTCCTTCTGGTAGCCCACAATGCACAATTTGATCTCCTGTTTACTGCTGAAATGCTCCGGAGACACGGAAACGGTGGCCCGGAAGCCCTGAAAGCTGCCGACTATCTGGACAGCCTAACCGTTT